TCGTTTGCTATGATCTCGTTTGCTTTCCATCTTAGCCCGCCCGCTACATACAAGGCACAACATACGGCATTCTCTAGTCGCTGATTTGCACAATTCAACGCCCGCATTATTTGAGGCGGCAAGATACAAGATGAGGGTATCTACTTCTTTGCGTGCGCTCTTCTCAATCTTAGCTGATGAGTTAACGCTTGCAAAGTAAGACAAGCCGAATTGCCGCTTGTATGCGGCGTATGTTGAAAAAGCGGGAGCGCTTGCAAGTAACTCGCCCGCTTGCTTAGCAATTGCTGGGCGCTCGTTAAGCGGCGCGGCAATGCATTGAATCGCTAGGTTGTGGATATCTTTTTTCATACTCATGCGAACAATATTCAACTTCGGAAAAACATTTGCAAGAAAAAAGTTGAAAGACAACCCAGCGACAGAGGGAAAAAAACTTTTGAAGCGGACCTTGAAAGGCCGGTTATCAATTGGCTTCTTAGAATGTTTTGCCTATCGACCAAAGAAAAAGGATGAGTACGCGTAGCTTGGGCGTGTGATGTGTGCGCGCCAGGCGTAGGCACCGCCCGGTGATGGGGCTACGTGTAGCGGGTGCGTGTTACGCGTAGGGCTGCCGACCGGCACCGAAGGAGGAGGGGGTCGCGGGGGCGGGGGCTATTATATATATATATCATCTACTAGCCCTATAAAAAATATTGACGGATAAGGGCTTATAGCGTAGGTGGATGGGCAAATGGATGCTAAAGAGGAACTCATAGACTCTATTCGGGAGGGAATTTTAGAGATCCAAGAACACAATCCTAAGAATAATAGTGTATTGTCTAAGAGTAACCCCGAAAAGGTTGCGGAGATATTGTACTTACACGCTACTGGGGTAACTCAGACCAAGATGAGAACCAAGTATGGGCTCAAACGTGAAACAATTGTAAACGTCTTGTTGGACTATGCCGACTTCACGGGCAAGTGGAAGCAGCTAGGAAGCAAGATAAGGGGCAGAGCATTCTTAGAACTATCCTCGTTAGAGGAAGATTTGATAGAGCAGCTAAGAGAAAGGATGGAGTCTGGTGAGATAAAGGCTAGTTTCAAAGACTTGTTGCCATTGGCGGTTGCGTTGGAGAAAGCGGAGAAGGGTAGTAACACATTTAGGGGAGAAGCTAGTACCATTGTAGAGGAGCGTAAGGTGGTTAGCCAAGAGGACTATGAGGCTACGGTGAAGGCTGCTAGGGAGCGTATAGCTAACATGAAGAAGGCGGAGGTAGTTGTTGACCAAGAAATGTAAAGATTGCGGCCAAGAGCTACCGATTACCGAGTTTCATAGCAATGGTCAAGGTAAGGGTAAAAAAAGGTATAAACCTAGATGTAGGAAGTGCAGTAATAATAGGGCAAGAGCCCAAAGAGATGAGCTGATTAAAAACCATTTTGGGGGTTGGAAATGTTCTAGGTGTGGTTTTGAGGGAAGGCCCATTCAATTTGATTGTCACCATGCTAGGGGTGTTAAAAGATTTAAAATTTCTGAGAATTTTAGAAAAGCAGTGAGCAGTAAAACTGTTTTCTTAAACGAGCTAGAGAAGTGCAATTTGCTATGTGCCAACTGCCATAGGCTAGAGCATGAGGTGGTTCACATTGAAACAAAGCCTTTTACTTCTGATCCAATAAGGCACGACCTAAACAGAATTTTATAATGAACAGAAACATTGAGCTAGTTGAGAAATCATTAGATACCATAAACCCAGAATGGGAAGTGTTCTTAGTCGCCTCTATGGGGGAGAATGGATTTGAGTATGACACTTTTAGTCGAGGGTTTAGTCCTGAGTTAGAAGATCAAATGTCTTGTTTTTTAGCATTGGTTAATGGTTCAACGATGAAGGACTTGGAAGATTATTTCCCAGAATGATTGAGTTTAGCGATCATCCAATATTAAGGCCCCCTACAGACGAGGAGATAGTGTTCCTAGGGGAGAAACACCCCAAGGTGCTAAAGGAGCTGCACGAGGCCCATGAGGGCCGTATAGAGGCTTCTGAGCAAGATCCGGTAAGACATGGGTTTAACCTAGATGGTTGGGAGCGTATTAAAGATGGACTAGGAACATACAACGAGTGTCTGTGTTTGGGGGGCAATCGGAGCGGCAAGACAACTGGCTGTGCCAAAATTGTCATGGAAAGTGTGATAAATAACCCAGATGGCCATGTTGTTTGTTTTTCCCAGAACGCTGATACCAGCGTAAAGGTGCAGCAAGCTGCGGTGTGGGAAATGATGCCCAGGGAGTTTAAGAAGAAGACCAAGAGTATTGAGGGCTACATAAACTACTCTATGCAGAATGGGTTTACCGGTAGTAGCTTCATCTTCCCCGATACTAGAACTAGGGTTGATTTTAAAACCTACACCCAGTTTTCCAATAACCAAACCATCTTGGAGGGTTTTGAATTTGGGTTTAGGTCTGGGGACAATTTGAACATTGGAACGTGGTTAGACGAATATCTTGGTGACGATGCCTTGATAAACACTTTGCGTTTTCGGTTGGCTACTAGGAATTCCAAGATGTTAATAGCCTTCACTCCTATTAATGGGTACACTCCGTTTATAGCAGAATATTTAAAGGGTTCTGAAACCTTAAAGACTAGAAGGGCAGAGCTTCTTAACCGAGAACTTCCAGTGCAGCAATATAGCCCGAAACGGGACGCATCGGTAGTCTACTTGCATTCTGATGAGAACCCGTTTGGTGGGTATAGTCGGATAGCTAAAGATTTGCGGGATAGACCGGAGGAGGAAATATTGGTTAGAGCTTATGGTGTTCCTGTAAAAAGTGTGACATCGTTGCTTCCGCTTTTCAATACAGAGGTTAATGTTCTTGGTGAGGAAAAGAATAAGTATGGTATGTCCTTCCCTGACATATCGGACAAAAGCAAGTTTACTTGTTATCAGGTGGTTGACCCAGCTGGGGCTCGCAACTTCACTGCTATATGGGCTGCTGTGGATCGGGACGGTTATGTTTACATTCGCCGGGAATGGCCCGATAGGGATACCTATGGAGAGTGGGCTATGTTTGGTGATCCTAAATGGAAGGTGGGGCCAGCAACCAAGAAACTAGGACTAAACGTAGAAAGATATGCTGAGCTGTTCCGAGAGATTGAAGACGATATTGGTATAGAAGTTTTTGAGCGTATAGGTGACTCTAGGTATTTTGCTAGAGAGAATGACAACAATGAAGATTTGTTTATGTTGTTTGATGAATATGGAATGCTTTTCCATCCATCAGATGGCCGCATGGAAGAGGTTGGTATTAGTGCGGTTGACGAGTGGTTTACCTACAATCCAAACGATCCAATAGATGCTGCAAACAGGCCATTGTGTTACATACACAGGGAATGTGGGAATTTGATTGACAGTTTATTAAATTATAATTCACAAGGTAAAGCGGATGAGGCTCTTAAAGATTTCTTTGATCTTATACGCTATTTACGAATGGCGAATGGGGGAGAAGGCCCGGACTACATGGAGAACAGAAGCTTGCTAACAACGAGCAAATCAAAAGGAGGATATTAATGCCGAAGATTAGGATAGGAGCATTAGCTGAGGAGCTTGATGCTGATGTAGATAATTTAGTTAGTTTAGCTAAATCAAAGTTGTGTTCCTCTATGATTACAGGAAAAGGCGGCAAAGCATTGTGGATTAATGAAGATGGACAAGAAATATTGCGTATGGCTGTAGACATTCCTGAGATTGTTCCCAAACACTACAAAGGGTATGTTATAAAGTCTGCCGCAAATCCCAGATACATATACGCTTTAATTAAGGAAATTAATAAGAAGGTTCCGGTGTGTGTTCCTAGAAAATTAAGAAAAGCCTTGGTTGGTAAAAATATTAAAATAGAGGCTATTGAAGATGAAGTTGGAGTGTCCTACAGATACGTCAGATGACATCACAATGAACCGTCAATGGATATGTGAGCAGATAGATCGACTGCTTGCTTGGGAGATTTTGTGCAAAGTAGCTACCCACGATGAGCTTTACTCAATAAAATCCAGCGAGTTATGTGATAAGATAGGAGCTAACGAGCAATATTTTTATCACGTTTTCCACAACATTAAGGGCAAGCTCAATGCAAAATGATTCTATTTCCGAGTCTCTAACATACGTTAGTGACGATCCTGACATTACGTCTTTACGTTACGCTTATGACCAATCCGTAACTGAGCTTGAAGCATATTTTGATTTATGCCGAAGCAGCTATGATGACCGCCGCAACTGGTGGCCCGGCAAGAGTAGGGATCTTCGCAAGCACGGAGCAGACGCCTTTCCTTGGGAGGGAGCCTCGGACATGGAGAGCCATGTTATTGACGAACGTATAACCAGATTGGTTTCTTTGTTTTTGTCTGCAATGAACAGGGCAAACATCCGAGCATTTCCTGTAGAGGTGGCAGACGTTGCACGAAGCAAGGTAGTTACAAATTTTCTAAAATGGATGGTAAAAAGTGGTTACATTCCTCGCTTTAAACAGGAGATGGAACTAGGAGCCAACTATATGTTGGAACGTGGTATATTGATTACCTACGTTGGTTGGCACATGGAGGACAGATCTTTCCTTCAACGTCTTAGCCTAGAACAAATAGCATCTATTGATCCCGCCTTGGCAGAACTAATTTCTGAAGGTGAAGCAGATGATGATGTTTTGGCAATGCTTCAAAATAGTTTTCAAGGGGTTACCGAGAAAAGAGCTAAGAAAGCTCTTAAAGATTTAAAAGAAAATGGAAGTGCTGAGTTACCAATAGTGCGTCGCCAAGTGAACGCTCCAGAGGTAAAGACACTAGCCCCAGACGGAGACTTTATCTTTCCTCCGTATGTTACCGATCCGCAGCGGGCTCCATATTGTTTTTGGAAAACCTATTACACGCCACAGGAGTTGCAGAACAAAGTGATTACTGATGGTTGGGATGAAAATTTTGTAGAACACGTCATTGATCGTTACCGTGGAGTGAACATTGACTCTATCGAGCGCGAGCAAGAAGGACGCAGATCTCTTAGTCTTACCGATAATGCCTATGAGGCTGAGGAGCTTATTGAAATTGTTTACGGTTACCAAAGATTGATAGACAAAGAAGATGGTTCCGAAGGCATATATTGCACAGTGTTCCATCGTGAGTTTAGTGGAATGCCTGGTATACCGGGTTATGCAAAGTTTGAACTGCTAAACGGGTATGAAGACTACCCAGTAGTAGTTACTAAGCTGTCCGAGGATAGCAAAAGGTTGTATGACACGATGACCATCCCTGACTTGCTTCGTGGAATACAGAACCAAGTAAAGATTGAACGCGATAGCCGGATTGACCGTAATAGTCTTTCTACGGTGCCACCAATAATGCACCCAGTCGGTCAAGCTCCTACAGATTGGGGTCCAGGTAGAATGATACCATATCGCCGTAAGGGTGATTTTGAATTTGGTCCAACTCCTGTTTACAATCAAGGATCTCTTGAGATGGAGAAAACCCAAGAGGCTCAGGCCGATAGGCTTGTTGGTTTGGATCGTGAAGGTCCAGTTAGCCAGATAAGGCAGCAGTTCTTGGTAGACAAATTTTTAACCCATTGCTCTAACGTCATAGGGATGTGCTACAAATGCTTTCAGCGTTTTGGCCCTGACAGTGTTTTCTTTCAGGTTACTGGTGTTCCAGATCCTCAAATGTTTAGCAAGGGAAGCCCAGACGAAAGTTTTGATATAACAATTTCCTATGATGTTCAGAACACTGACCCAGAAAAACAGGAGAACAAACTAAACTCCATGATTTCTTTGCTTCAGTTGGACAGGAATGGAAGAATAAACGTAGATAATTTAGTAACACTAATTGCTGGAAGCGTAGATCCGGTTTTGGCTGATAGTGTTCTTCAACCAGTAGAAGCTGCACAGCAGCAAATGCTCAAAGACATTACAGATGACTTATCAAAAATTTATGCGGGAATCGAGATGCCGGCACGTGCAAACGGTGCTCAAGCGGCTATGGGTATCATTCAGCAATATTTGCAGCAACCGGATATTGCCCAACGTATGCAAACTGATCCTGCTTTCTCGCAGCGTTTGCAAAAGTATATGGGCCAATATCAGTTCTCTATGCAACAAGCTGAGAACGCTCAAATAGGTAAAATTGGTACAGCACCCGCTCAGATGGGTGGAGTTCAAACCCAAAACATGGCTCAGTGAGTTTAGAGAAAGACATACAATCGCTACACAACCACGAGTCTTTTGCTCGTTTTATAAATGTAATATCAGCTTTGCGTGAGGAGTGCATAGGAGATATGCACGAGGCTCCAACAGAGCAGCTTCAGCAAATATCTGGAAGGATAATTACCTATGATCAGATATTACAAATGGTTGACGTGAAAAAACTACAAAAAAGACACAAAGATTTTATTTAATACATGATAATATGTTTCCGCGCAATCGCTAGGCGTAAATAGTGGAAACAGTTATGAACGATGAAATCAATACAGCCGTCGCTGAGGCTGAACCAGAATCAGTGGACAACCAAAACATATCTGCGTCTGACTTTGTTCAGAGACGTAGCGAGGCTTTACTAGGACAACAGTCCGAGGAAGAGTCTCAAGAATTGGCCGAGGAAGCTAGTGAGGAAGAAATTCCAGAGCAAGCAACTGAGGATAATGTTCTTTCACAGTTTAATTTAGACAGTTTGTCGGATGAGGAAAAAGACGCTTTGCGTCAGCAACTCATTCCCGGCGCGCAGTCACGTATTAGTGAACTTACGGCAAGACGGAAAGCTGCTGAGGAAGAGTTGCAAACTATGCAACTAACAATCAAGGAGCCAGAAGTTAAAGACAACCCACTATCTAATTTATCAAATCTTGAAGACCTCCAAAAGAAGTCTGATGAAGTTGGTGATGTTATTAGTTGGGCTGAAGATTTGTTGTTTGAGTCCGATGACTATTCTGCTGACGATGAAATAACTACTGTAGAAGGTCGCCCGATGACTAAGGCCGAAGTGCGTAAAGCTCTTCAAAGTGCCAGAAAATCGCGTGACTCATATATTCCAGACCAATTGAAAAAACTTCAAGGTTTGGAAAACGCAAAAACAATGCGTCAGCAGCTCGGCAATAAAGCCGTAGAGGAACTTGAATGGCTAAGGGACGAGAATGAAAATGAGTTAAAGAATCAGTTCTTATCAATTATGAGTGATCCTAGACTACAAGATTTGGAGAGTTCTTCTCCAGATTTATATTCTCAGATTCCCTACTTCATGTCTCACGCTGTAAATAGCATATACGGGAGAAAACCAATAAAGGGAGAAGGCAAAACAATTTCAAAAAAATCGTTAAAGCTCACTCCTTCTAGTGGTTCAACTCCAGCTTCTGCAATGTCTGAAAAAACTGAAAGACCTTTAGGCAAGGCTTTGAAAGAACATAAAACCCGATTTAAATCATCTGGACGAAAAGACGATTTCATCACGTTAAGAACCTTACAATTACAAAGTAAATAATCATGGCATTCTCAGATACATTTGATACCACAAATCCTGGATCGGCTGTTTCCAATCGTGAGGACTTGATGGACGTACTTACCATCTTGGCTCCCGAAGAAACTCCCGTTCTTTCATCCGCATCTAAATCACGAGCAAACGCTACGTTTGTTGAGTGGACTGTAGACAGTCTTTCATCTCCCAGTACCACTGGGATAGCTGAAGGAGCTGACGTTACTACGTTCACCGACCAATTCAGTGGCCGCGCTCGTCTAGGCAACTACGTTCAGAAGTTCCGCCGCGACTACATGGTTTCCGACTTACAGGAAGCTGTTGACTCCGTTGGTCCTGCTAAAGTAGCACAAGCCGAAGCAAAGGCAATCCGCGAACTAAAGCGTGACATTGAAGCCACTCTCTGCTCTACCAACGACCGCGCTGCGGAAGATGGAGCTGGAACGGTTTACAAGTTGCGTGGACTTGGTGACTGGATTGATTCCGCAGGACCGTCTGACGTTCCTGCTGCATTCCGCACTCCTGCTGACAGCATCCACTCAACTGGTGCTTTCACGGAAACAGTATTCAACAACCTCATCACCTCGATCTTCCGTGTTACCGGAATGAGCAATGGTTTGACGTTGGTTGCTGACACTGCTCTGCGTCGTGAGATCAGCGACTTTGCTCGCCTTGATCCAGATGGTTCCGGTGCTGGAACTTCTATCCGTAACGTAAACTACAATGGTGACGTTGCTCAGATTAAGCTCTCTGTTGAGCTTTATGAGTCTGATCACGGCACGGTTGCTATCGTTAACGGAAACCCTGACTGTATGCCCGACACGACTAACAAGGACACTGGTTATCTGGTTCACCCAGAATACTACGGTGTTTCCGAGTTGATCCCAATGGGTAGTGCCCGTCTCCCCAATCAAGGTGGTGGCGAACGTGGATTTGTTGACTGCGCATTGACGCTGACAGTATTCCACCCCGGCGCACACGGTAAAATCACAGCACTTAGCTAAACCATAGGAGGTACATTAAAATGGCTATTGAACTAAAGAAAGTACAAAACGTTGAAACCCTAGCATTGGGATTCAATTATGAAGCTTCTATTGACCTGTCTACTCTCGGCACAACCGCTGGTTCAGCGACTGCTGTAGACATTCAAGTTGGTGGAGCTGCTATGGCTGGAGGTGTCTTCGGAGCTGCAATCATTGTTGACGAGCTTGTCGTTGGAACCAGCATCACGGATGCCACTATCGCTATTGGCGATGATGGTGACGCTGATGGTTTCGTCGATGAAGTTGACGTGTTCAATGACAGTGGAAACCTCGGCAAGATTTTTGCCAACACAGGAGCACTTTCTGTTGTAGGTTTTCATCTTGTTAGTGCTGTTGATCTCACCTACAACTTCACAGGTGAAGGACCAGACGTTGCTACTGAAGGAAAGATTCGTCTTTTGATGAAATACTATCCTACAGCAGGAGAGTTATTCGCATCATAATTCTTTAAAATAAAACTATCTAGGGGAGGTCAGGCCAGTTCTGGCCTCCCTTTTTTATTTATGAATATTATTAAATGCCAAGGAGTGAGCTGCAATGTTAAGTCATCGTGCAGTAGATATTACCCCCTAGGGGTATCTGTTGACGAAGAACAATCGTTTTTTGTTGTAGCAAAAAGCCTTCATAAATTTTTTAAAAGTTGTTTGTTCCTAAAAAAGAAATGAATATTATTACATCAGTACCGAAGTATGATGACGGTGAGGTTAATCGAGCGTTTATGCGTGAGATTGAAACTGGCTTCAAGATGGAGCGAGCAAAAGAGCAAGACCGCATTAATGCTACTGCTAAAGAGGCAAAGACGAATGTGGGTAAAACTCACCCGGTGTTAGGCAAATGCGTTGCTAACATTCCTGCCAGAGACTACTTCAGACTAGTCAAGAAGTACGGAGTAGATCACGTACACAGCAAAGAGTTTTTAAAATATTATAACAAGAAGTTTCCAGAACTTAGCCCTAATAAAGCGTAATGCAAAATAGAGCCAACAAAGATTTATTTGATTTAATTTCCGCACTTGCTGGTAATTCAGATTTTACTACGCAGGAAATATCTCAGTTGTTGGCTTTAGCCAATAGAAGGCTTTCTCAAGCCTACAATACCACTCCATATTGGGTTAGGTATTTAACTGTTGGTGAAGAAAGAACTATATCAAACTCAGTAGTTCCTTTTACTCAAACGAGCAAAACTGACATAGGAGAGTTTCTTAGAATAAATCGAGAGCAACCTTTGTTGAGAAACTCAACTATTGATTTTGAGTTCTTTGTAGAGAGCGACGGGGCTCACGTCATTAACCTTACAGCTTCTGATGCTACAAGCGTTTTTGTCACTTACAGAAAACCGCTCACTCTCCTAACAACATTAGACAATAATGGGACGGGTGGAGAAACTGAAGTTCCTAACGAATACTTTTTGTTTATGACCCATGCAACTTACGCTGACTTCTTGCGTATGGACGGGCAGCACTCAAAGGCAGGTTTTGAAGAAGAAATTGCCAATCAATTTTTAGCTGAGGCTTTAGACAATCCCCAGCAAGTTTATAACAATAACACAGTAGGACAGCGTTTTAAAACGTATGTCAGCCAACAATCGAGATAATGAATAGTCTAGTAACAAACCTATATCCACGCCCAAATGGAACGGTATCTGGAGAAAACCTATCCTGTGCAACATCAGGATCTGGAGTCTCATTTGCTGCATTTGATAGCAACACCAAATATGTAATGATCGACGTTCAAGATAACAATGTTATCGTGACGTTTGATGGTAGCGCTCCTACCGCATCTAATGGTCATCTTCTTGTAAAGGAGAAGGGACTTATTACACTTAGTGCTAGAGCCGCTAAGGCTGCTAAGTTTTTGGGTGTATCGGGTGCTTCAGTAATTCACGTTTCACAATTTGTGTAATGAACCCCGAGCTTAACAAGCTTGGACTAGGAGCGACAGGATCAATACTGGCTGTTTCTTTTCAAGGGATTAGCGAGGTAATGTCTATTGTCGCTTCGGTGTGTACAATTGCGTACATGGGACTTTGGGTATATAAAACAATAGTAGAACTAAGAAAGCGATGAGTGGTGAACTAGTGGCAATGCTTGGAGGTGGGGTCACGGGATTTGTAATGAAACTAATCTCGGCTCAAATGAACATCCAAGCCAATGCCATTAAGTCCATGATTCAGAAGCAGGAGGTAGCGGATAATTCAGCAGATAGAGCAGCACAAAGATCAGACGAGGGAGGAGCATGGGTTAGAAAGCTCATTGCTATGTGCATCTTGTTTTCAGTGGTATTTGCTCCCTTCGTCATGGCATTCTTTGACATACCGGTAACCATCGAGGCAAATAAATTAGGTATATTTAAATTTTTAGGAATAGGAGCAGACAAATGGAAACACCTAGAGGGCTTTGTGTTATTGCCCGAAGTCAGGCAAGGAATGCTGGCTTTACTAGGATTTTATTTTGGAAGCTCACAAGTTAAATAGGAGACAAAAATATGGACTACGGAAAACGCAAACCATGCCCAATGGGCAAGAGCAAGGGCAAAGGCAAAGGAAGAAAATAATACTTATGGCCGAGTCATCAAAGCATTATTTCCGGGATGGAAGAGAGCATACGGGCAATTCTCACAGGATGCCTAATGGTCAGATTCACTCTGGAAAAACTCATGGAAAAACTTCTAAGAGGTTATTTCATTTAAAAGATCTTTCCAAAGCGGCAAAGGTTAGAGTTAAAAATGCCAAGAAAAAAAGCTAAGAGCGGAGGCAAAATTTGCCCAGAGGGCAAGGCTTGGGCCAGAAGGACGTTTGACACGTACCCTTCTGCTTACGCTAACTTGGCTGCATCTAAGTATTGCAAAGATCCTAACTACGCTAAGAAGTCTAAAGGAGGCAAAAGGAAAGGACGCTAGTGGCTCAACTCAAACAGTGGCTAAAGGAAGACTGGGTAAGGATAGGTACGGATGGATCTATCAAGGGAAAGTGTGGCACTTCTGCTAATAAGAAGAGGCCAGATCGGTGTTTGCCTAGACGCAAAGCCATAAGCCTGACTAAGGCTGAACGAGCTGCCACTGCAAAGAAGAAGAAAAGAGCAGGAGCCCAGGGCAGAACAGTTGTGGCTAACACACCAAAAGCAAAGGTCAGAAGTGGCAATAGATAAGAAAAAAATGAAGTGTAACTCACCCCGCAGAGAAGTATCTGGGGGGAAGAAGTTTGTCGTGAAAGCTTGTCAGGGTGGTAAGGAAAAAATTGTACGCTTTGGTGATGCTAACATGAGCATCAAAAAGAATAACCCAGCACGGAAGAAAAGTTACTGTGCCAGGTCAGGTGGGATAAAGGGTAAGAGTAATAAACTGTCTGCAAACTACTGGAGCAGGAGAGCTTGGAATTGTTAAATGGCTAGATATGACACATATGGACAAGCCGATGATCGGGTTGTAGAAGACCTAGACCAAGGCTTTTCTGGGTTTAACAATAAACTTAGACCCGACCAGCTTCCTTCTGGAGTGTTGTCTGTTTCTGAAAATGGCCGAATGGACTTGAATGGTGAGTGGCAACCCCGCAAGGGAATGGATATATTCTCTGCTCCATTTTCTGCTGCGGTTCTTGCTCTTCCATTTAAGCTGTATGACTCAACCAATATAGGTGGTGGAGTTGCTTCATTCTCTAGGACTGATCAAACCATCCAAGTTAATTTTAATTCAGCCCACAACATTACAACTAACACTGGGGTAAATATTAGTGGATTGACGTTTTCTGGTAGTGTTGATCCAAACGGTAATTTTATTGCTACAGTTGTAGATGCAGATACAATAACTTACACAGTAACCGCATTAGCAGAAACGCCGGGCGGAACTATGGTGGTCAAAGGAATGAGACTGATAGATAATGCTTCAAACTTTATAGAAGCATCTTGTGAATTTTCAGATCCTAATAACGATGCAACGTGTTACATTGCTGTTGTCGGAACGAACAAAACAGTATTGGTAAAAACCTCGGATAGTGGGACAACGACAGTTACTCTTACATATCCCTCTGGAGAAACGGTTCCGAGAGGAAGTAATGTGGTTCAAGCATTTAACAAGTTGTTTATATTCCGCAAGGGAAAGATAGCTTTACAGTGGGATGGAGACATTGGTACTACCACCTTTGCTTTAGTTTCTAACGGAGCCTACACTCAGCCTACACCTATAGCAATTACTGATCTTGATTTTGCATCAGGTATAGCAACGGCTACAGTTTCCAGCACAAGTTCTTTGTTGGTTGGAGATGAGCTTACAGTGACTACCGCAGGAAGTTCTGGTTATTCTGTTGGTGACACCGTTCGGGTTAGATCTATAACAAACTCAACAACTTTTACTTTTGTTACGGACAAAGCTGATGCTACAAACAAAAGTGCTACCGTTGAAAAGAAAACATCTATTGGTCTAGGATTTAGCCATATGCCGGCTCCAGAGTTTGGTGTACCACATCAACGTAGGTTGGTTGTTCCATATCAGTTTGATATTACCGGGTCTTCTGGATCTTCTACAATTACCGATAGAAATATTTTGGATGAGGCTTTGTTTTCGGATATACTAGATCAAAACACGTATGACAGAATTTACGGACAGTTTAGATTTAATGCTGGAGAGTCTGACTTTATTGTAGGTTTTCATTCTTTCTCTGATGACCAGCTAGTAGTTTTTAACCGAAACAGTGTTCACACAGTAAAGAACAGCTTGGACCTTGGGAGCAGTGTATCACAAGTTATTACAAGCGACATAGGGTGCTTGGCTAGAAACAGCATACAGCAGATAGGCAACAAGCTAATGTTCCTATCTGACAACGGAGTGTATGCACTAGACTTTGTTGATCTTTACAACTTGAGAGGGCAAGACGTACCATTGTCTTCTTCTATCCAAGGAACCATTTCAAGAATCAACAAGGATCATGCAGATAAGGCAGTCTCTGCTTACTTTGATAACAGGTATTACATTGCTGTTCCCTTGGATGACTCCACTACAAACAACGCTCTTTTGGTTTACAACTTTCTTAACCAACAGTGGGAGTCCTTGGATTCCATAAATGATTTAGACTGGGAATATACGCATTTATTGACTGGTGGATCAGGTGTTCAGAGAGGTGTTTATGCTATCAACCGAAATGGTGGAGTTCACAAATATGAATCCAGAGCAGATGACATAGATCTGTATGTTGGTGCTATTGGGGCTTCAACAGAATCTATTTTGGTTGCAGCATCAGCAACAAGCAGGATGTTTACCATTGGGTCTATTGACAGAAAGAAATGGAATAACTTTGAACTGCATCTTCAATCTTCTGAAAACAATGTTTCTGATGCAAATTTGGAAGCAATAACAGAGAACATTGATGCTATTATAGATCTTGGAACGGTTTCCAACATAAACGGTGAAGAGCTTGCTATTGATGAAGATGTGTCTCTTCGGGGAAGATTTGGCAACAAACGAGCCTACGGATTACAATTTAAATTAACAACAACTAAGGGGAGACCCAGACTAAGAGCATTGAAGGTAGCAGGAGCTATAACCTTTAGAAGCATACAAAAAGCAGAATAATGGCTATTTTAAGCAAAGGTACTACATATTCAGATGGCGATCAAGTAACGTCTACCAATCTTAATGCACTTGTAGATAGTGCAACATTTGCATCTGGAGCAGTTGATGACTCCACGACCCAGCTTTCTAGTGGGAAAATAATTGTAAAGGATCTTGGTATTAGTGCTGGCAAGCTTGCAACAAGTGCAGTGACCACTGCTAAAATTGCAGGTAGTAACGTAACTACAGCTAAGATTGCTGCCGCCAACATTACCACCTCTCTTATTGCAGACAGCAATGTCACAAAGGCTAAGATAGAAAACCTAGCAGACTACAAGGTTCTTGGTAATGTTTCTGGTGGGGCTGCCGCTCCTGCGGAAGTGGCAATATTGGATGAGGACAATATGTCTTCCAACTCTGCCACATCTCTTGCTACTCAGCAGAGCATCAAAGCTTATGTCGATACTCAACTAACTGCTGAAGACTTAGACTTTGCTGGAGATAGTGGAACTGGTTCTGTAGACCTAGATGGTCAAACATTTACCATTGCTGGATCTGCTGGATTAGATACCTCAGCAAGCAGCCAAACTCTTACAATAGCTTTAGATTTTAATGAAATTAGTAATGCTGCTATAGCTGATGGAGACTTTATTCCTTTTGTAGATGCTACGGATAGCACAACAAAAAAAGAAGCAATAGCAGACATCGCTACTCTTTTTGCTGGAACAGGATTATCAGCTTCTAGCAGTGTTCTCTCTGTAGATGCTTCCCAGACTCAGATTACCTCTGTTGGCACACTTGGAGCAGGATCAATATCTTCTGGTTTTGGAGCCATTGATAATGGATCTTCTGCAATAACTACTACTGGAGTTGGTTCATTTGGTTCACTGGACATATCTGGAGATGTAGATGTAGATGGTACTTTGGAAACAGATGCTTTTTCTATAGCAAGCACTGCTGTTACCGCGACTGCTGCCGAGCTAAATTACAATGATACTGGAGCATCTGTAGGAACTGTTGTTGCTAGTAAAACCGTTACTGTAGATAGCAACAAAGATGTATCTAGCTTCCGCAACATAACCCTTACGGGTGAACTAGATGCTGCAACCTTAGATATATCGGGTGACGCAGACATAGATGGAACTCTAGAGGCCGATGCAATAACAGTTGATGGTACAGCTTTAGCTACAGTTATTGCGGGAACAACAGTTACAAACGCAACAAACTCTGCTCATGTTTTAGTAACTGACAACGAAAGCACTAACGAAGAAAACCTAATTACTTTTGTAGAGGGGGCAACCTCAAGCACAGGCAATGTTGGCTTGGAAATGGATGGCAATTTTGCATATAATCCAAGTACAGGAACAGTTAGTGCTACAATTTTTAAGGGCAACATTGATGCCGTAGATGGAGACTTTGATGGCACTCTTGAAACAGACGCTCTTTCCATAGGAGGGACAACGGTTACTTCTACTGCTGCTGAATTAAACTACCTAGACATTACTACACTAGGTACGTCCGAAGCATCAAAAGCCGTAACAGTAGATTCAAACGGTGATCTGCTTGTACCAGACAGTGACAAGTTTAAGTTTGGTACAGGTTCTGATATGCAAGTGTACCACGATGGTACTAATTCATATATTGAAAATTCTACAGGAGAGCTAAAGCTTGCTACAGAAACTTCTGGTATAGCTATTGCAATAGGACACTCTACATCTGAAGCAACTTTTGGTGACAATGTAACTATTACGGGCAACCTTACGGTTAATGGTACAACCACAACAGTAAACACAACTAACCTTACTGTTACTGACCCCTTAGTAAAGTTTGGTGAGGGGTACACAGGTACTGCATTTGATGAAGGGTTTATTGTTACGCGAGGCAACGGCTCTGCTAGTAACACTGCAAACAAGGGATTTATATGGGACGAGTCTGCTGACGAGTTTGCCGCAATAGCCTGTAATACAGAGGACGGAACGACCGCAGGAAATGTCACAATTAACAGCTATGCTGACTTGCAGGTTGGTAAGTTGACGGGTGGAAGCCTAGATATTTCTGGAGACATAGACGTTGACGGCACTACCAACTTAGATGCTGTAGACATTGATGGTGCTGTAGATATGGCATCAACTTTGACTGTTGCTGGAGAAATCACAGCCAACGGCGGCATTGCATTGGGCGACAACGACAAGGCTACGTTCGGTGCTGGTGATGACCTACAGATTTACCATGATGGTAGCCATGCAAGGTTGCGAGAAATTACTGGTGATTTTAGAGTACAAACAACCTCAAGTGGTGTTAATGCCCTAGTTGCAAAACAAAATGCCGAAATTGAGTTGTATCACGCAGGTTCAGTCAAACTAGCCACAACCTCCACAGGTATAGACGTTACTGGCACAGCCACGATGGATGATGCTGTTATCAGCGATTCAAGCCCTACATTAACATTTTATGAAACAGACACAACAAACCTAAACACACGCTTTGATAATGGGGGCGGTGACTTGTATATTCAAACCGTCAACGATGATGGCAGCAGCCCAAAGACTCGGATTTTAATAGACCACGCAACGGGAGATATTAACCTAGGTTATGAGGACACAGGATCAACGGCTAAGTTGTTCTGGGATGCGTCTGCGGAGCGGTTGGGCATTGGCACGGCGGCTCCAAGTACAACCCTGGATGTTAATGGAACAGCAACTGTTGCTGGAGATGTAAACGTTAATTCAGATACATTTTTTGTAGATGCGTCTGCTGACAAAGTAGGTATTGGCACTACGTCTCTTACAACTGGAGCAAACTTAACCTTGTCTGGTCAAGGATTTGGTACAGTTGGGGCAGATAGTGGCAGCATTGCTTTTGGCCATAGTACTTCTCATCAGGGAAGAATTTATCAAGACAATTCCACAAGTGATTTCTTTATAGAGAAC